TATATTGCTTACCTATTGTTAAAACAGATAATTGTGCAATAGAGCCAGCCGTTGGTGTATGTGTTATTTTTGCTCCTATATCAGTTAAAGTTGCACCGCTTGTAAATGTCCAATCTTGACCTACCTCACGTACTGAAACGTTGTCTATTGAGAGGTTTGTAGCTGATGATGTTGTTCCTACCGTTAAAGTAGTAGATACAGCTTCTGAATAAAAAGTAAAAGTTCCGTTTGCGCTTGACGTTCTTTCTGATAAAGGAATACTAAAACCGCTTATGTAAACATTTCCATCTACATAATCTGAAACATTAAAAACAATTTTGTAGATTTTACCTATTACCATCACATTAGGCTGGTTTGCCTTTGTTCCAGATGTAGTAACGGCTAAAATTAATTTATTATTATCTATTGTAGTGTTATCAAATTTATTCCAGTCCGTATCAGTAGCAAAATCTCCGTTGGTAACAAGCTGCACCCCCTCTTGAGAAAAACTGCCGTTAGAAACCTCCTCTGCACCTTCCTCTGAAAAATCTCCGTTCTGCACTAAATTACTCGATAGTATTTGTACGTTTTCAACAAGACCTTGAGCATTTACTCTTGTAGCTGCTGAATTTCTACTGAAGTCAAAATCTCCATCCTCTACAAAAACCTCTTTAGCAAAAAACCCGTTAATTTGAGTATCAGTAAACGATACTGGTGCATAAAATCCTATGTAAGAATAATTAGCATTTGCAGTAAAAGTGACCGAATTTAAACCAGATACGGGATTACTAAACACAACTTGTGCTCCCGTTAAACTATCATTATTAGAAATTCTTATTTGAGCCGTGATATTTTGTGAAGATGTAAACTCTAATTTATAAGTTTTTCCACTTTCAAATGTCACTAATGAATAACAATTATTACCGCTACCCGATGATACCATTTGCGTAATGGTTGAACCGCTTGAGGTAAATGCAGAAAAATCTTTATTTGTCCAAGAATTAACCAACTCTGGCCCATATACTGGTATAGGCTTAACACATAGTGCTTCACCATTGTTATACGCAGTTGGTGTTAATATAATTGATGCTTTATCTAAAAGGTTGCTCATTATTGTATATTTTCTAATTCATCTAAAGTTGCAGTTGTACAAGTAACATTCTCATAGTATGTTGCCCTTGCTTGTAAGGTTAAAAGTAATGCTGGTACTGCACTACACCCAGCATATTCTTTGTAGACTAAACCCCAATTTACAGAGTTATCACAAACACCTCTACCCCACCAACTTTTAAAATATATTTCGTTTGCCATTACTTCTTCTTTTTTTTCTTTTTAAGAAATACCTTTAATTTCTCAATGTTCTTTGCTTTTGGTTTGTAACTCATAGTACCCATCCATTAAACGTAGCCTCATAACTTGGATAAATATCATCATTGACGTTATTTGTGTACTCTGGATATGTAGCTTGGTTAAAACTCATAAAGTCTATAAAACGTCTTGAATACCATTCTGCATTGGTTCTTGCTTTTTCTACTAGAAAATCAACTTCGTTTTTATCTACAGTTTGTGCATTTTCAGATGTGTGTTTATATACACCGCCATTTTTAATTTGGTAAGCTGCGAAAGGTATGTAGTTTGCTTGTGCATACCAGATCAACATCTCAACAATAAAATCTTCTAATATAGTTTTCCATCTTGCATTTGCTGGTAAATCAATTCCAGCAACAATAGCATCAGTTAAACCAGTATACATATTTGTACCTATAATTTGTTGTATGTCTATCTGTTGTGCAATCTTAATAAACTGTATAAATTTATCAGTATCTACATTCCCATCAATGATAGAGTTTCTTACTAAATCTGTTCTATTTATAAATAATACTGTTGCCATATCTATCGGTTTACAAACCCCTCATTGGGCATATTAATTGGTTTTGTTCCTACTAAAGGATTGTTTTTTTCTGGTCTAAATCCTTTTCTTCTAGCTTCTGCAACACTTATAACAGGTGCAAGTGGGCTTTTGACATCTATTCTTTTATCCTTTGGAGTATACATATAAGTTTTCCTGGCCCAATAATGATGACAAGCACCACCGCCTTTATATTCCCAGATAGAGTAGCCACTTGATTGTTTGCCTTTTTCTGCCCAACCATAATTTAGCTTAACACTATCCATTTTTAAAATATCTTCTTTGCGGTAAATCTTTTTTGCTTTTACCATTTCTTTGCAAAAATCTCTTGATACATCTTTACCATCTGAAATAGTATCTTTTAATGGTGCGTATTGATAACGTACTTTAAACTTTAAACCCTCAAAATCTTCATCTTGTTTTGACTTTGAGTTGGGTCTTGCTGTACCAGTTGATACAAATTCCCATATCTTAGACAACGTGCTTTTATCTTTTTTGTTTAGTTGGTCTATTTGGTAATCAAGTGCTTGTTCATCATCGTAATCGACTTTTCTTTCATCTATTAATTCCCATTCACTTAAATCTTCATCCTCACCAAATTCTTGCATAAAGTCATCTAAATGTGTTTTGTCAGATGACATTTCAACACCAGTTTCTTCTTCAATAGTTTCTTTGTCTTGAAGTGTTTGGTCTACCTCTGTAAATTCTAGTGGTTGTAACGTTGTAAAGTATAGGTTTAAGCTAATATCATTGTAAGCAAGTATATTATCAAAACTATCTATTAAAAGTTCCTGAAATGGTCTTATTACGGTGTTATCCATTAACAAGGATGCAGTCTTTATTTCATCTGCATTGTTACCTAAACCACTACCATCTTTTATACCTAATAACATAGGTGATACAATCCTATGTGCAACCATTATTTTAGATGTGCTTTCTTCACTTAAAAATTGATACTGATTGTGAGCATCACTTAATTGTACTGGTGTTATTTCTGCCTGGCTTTCTTTGTTATCGTTAAACGCTAAAATGAATTTACCCGCATTGCTGGTTCCAGAAAACTTCTGTGCAATTTTCGTTTCTATTAATTGTCTTTCTTGTTGGTTAGGAGTACCGTTGTTAAAGTTGATCAACATCGATGGACTTAATCCATTCATTATGTTGTTCAAATGGTAGTTAGATACTTCTTCTTCTAACTCTGCATACTGTAAACCACCTTGATAATCGACAGGTGAATAGTAATAAAAACCACTCTTGTATGGTTTTATGTAGTATATCTCTATGCTTTCTTTAGACATACCAAAGGCTGGTATTCTTAAAGGTTGATCTGTTTTCTTTAAATTTGCCCAATCATTAAAATAGTAGTATGCTGGTACATTACCATCTGCATCACATTTTTCTGCTCTTAATGTTTCAATTGGCATATGCTCTAACTGAACAATCTTGCTTCTATCTTTAGAATAGATAACCTGGATAGCGCATTGGCCCATAAGTTTAAGATCATAGCATACCCTACGCACTACATCTTTTCTAAACAAAGAAATCATCTGTGCATACTCATTTGGTTTTCTGTTGCTATCAGTTGCATTTAAACCTTTACCATAAATAGCTTGAGAAATACCATTTATAGCTGCATTGTTTGTAGGTGAACCATTATACCTATCAATAAGGAACTGGAAATAATTGTTATCTGCACCGTACTCAATCCAATCAGCACCATTAACTTCTTTAACCTCTGGTGATGTATAAGTACTTAAATTTACAAAGCCAAACTCTGATACTTTTGTTTTGCTAAATTGCCCTTTTTCGTTTCTTTTTCTCATATTACAATATAGTCATTATTGAAACCATCGTATTCTGTATATTGGTCTTTATTTACTTTATAGAAATAATTGTTATCTGCATTAATTTCTGCTTTTTGTGCAGTACAGAAAATCCTATCCTTATATATTACATTTGTTTTTGCTATGTCTGAATATATAGTTAAATCATAAAAATGACCTTCAACTAAATTTGAATAGGTATCATTATATATAGCATAGGTATCTTTGTCAATTAGAATATTACCACTACCAGCAACTCTTGGTACAAGTGTATAATCAACAGTTACATTTGTGCTATCGTCTCTAATAGTCATATAAGCACTTGTTACATATTCTCTTGGTATGCAAGTAAATCTATTTGTAGCTTGTGGGTAGAATAATATCATCAAAAGTATAACGTATAAAAATTACATATTTGTAAAACAAAAAAAAAGCACCCGATTAAGGATGCTTTCAATTTAAAATAAATATTAATTATGCAGTTGGGTCTACTTGTGCTGCATCTCCAGTTACCGCAGTTGCAAGGAAATAAGGTGCAGTTTCTTCCATACCCTCAAAGGTAAGTGTAAACCCACTTAAATCACCTGCTGCTGCACCAGTTACTACTGTACCACCAGTACACTCCATACCATTTTCAAAGCCACATAAGAAGCTATTACCGTAGTAATCTTCTACTACTACGTATGGTCTTGCTACTGCAAGTGTTTGTAATTCTTGCTGCGTTAAAGCATCTAAATATGTTAATGTAAGGTTTAAAGTTTGAGTATAAAAAGTTGTTCCATTTTCTCTACTACTAGTAACAGTAGTTTCTAAACTAGAATTTCCTTTTACATCATATTCATACCAAGTTGGTGTTCCTGTAAATGTAGCTTCACCAGTTGGAGCATCTACTGTTATGGCAGAAATATCACCAAAGTCAGCAAAGTAAACTTTTTTGATACCGCCAAAGGCAGATTTACAAGGTAGTTTACGACCCGTTGTTAAAAGACAAGACATATGTTTTTATGTTTTATAAAAAAAGGGTAAGTAGACTAACTACCTACCCTAGTTTATTGATTAATTAATTGATTATGCGTATTCTACTAAGTCAGATGCAATACCAAACTGAACAGCAGAAGTAAACCTCATTACCATTCTCACGTTGTTACTAGCGTCTAAATCACTCATATCTAGCACCTTAACCTCTTGTGTAGAGTTTAACAAGCCAGTTCCAAAGTATAAGTTAGATCTTTGTGCAGCATACATTTTGTTTGCTGACATTCCTGGGCATACAAAGATTTTTACACCGTTTACCGTTAGGCTTCCGTTGTTCCACCATTGTGTACCCATATTAGCAACACCATTTGCCCCTAAACCATTTGCTCCAAATCCACCAAGTGCTTGAACGTATAATTTAGCTGCTTGTGTTCCCATATAGATAAACAAGTCTTCTTTTCCGTATAGTGCTGCTGGTATTGCATCAACTACTTTAGAAAGTTCATCGATAATGTTTGTAGATAATAATCCACCACCTACTGCTGCAACTTGTTGTCCTGCTGGAATGTCTCCTGCTGCTGCTGATGCTGCAATTAGTTTCTCAAACCCATCAAAAGAATTGTTTGTTCCTGCTGCTGTGTCTCCTTGCCAGATGCAAAATTCTGTGTTCTGTGCAACCTCACTTGCAACGTGTGCAATCAAGAAGTCAGAAAACTTTGGAGGTAATGTTTGCCCAAGACCGTAACCCATAGATTGTGCTTCCCAGTCATTTACGAAGTCATACTTACACAGTTGTAGGTTTACTTGTAACTCAACTGGTTCAATAACTCTTTCAGTTAAAGTTATAGTTGATGTTGGTGAGAAATCACAAGATGCAGATTGTACTAATGCATTCGTTGCAAGTTTCTTGATTATTTCCTTAAAAGCAATGTTTGCCTTTACTGTTAAACCGCCGTCATCAATAGTTGATGCAGATAATAAAGCTGCTGCGATATACTCGCCAGCAAACTCACCTGCATAAGTTGTAGTGATGTTAGTTGTTGTTGCTAAATTTACGTTTCTTTTATTCATTTTTATTTGTTTAATTTACTTAATACTCTATCTAGTGTTGTGTTAAATTGTCCTTTGGCAAATTGTACTTGTTTCTTTTGTGGTGTACTTGCTTCTGGATTGTGTTTAATTGGTTTTACTGCTGATAATTCTTCTTTTACTTCTTCTTTTATTTCTTGTGTTGCTTCTTCTGTAAATTCTTCCTTTACAGTACGAGATTTTAAACCACCATTTTCAACTCCCATTTCAACATCTTCTTTTTTAAGACTTGCAATGGCATCTTCTAGGTTCTGTATTCTCTTTTCCATTCCCTCCCAGTCGGCAACATCTGCCATCTTTTCTTCTTCTTTTTTTTCTTCTTCAAGATCTTCAGTTTCTTCAACTTCTTCTTCTTTGGCTGGCACTTCATCAGATACTTCACGAACATCTGCAATCATACCTTCTGCTTCTACAACTAAAAGTTTACCATCCTCCAGGATATATTCTCCTACTGGCATTGCTACTTTTTCATCGTCAGTTACAATGAAAATTTCATTATCTTTTTCAAAGGCTTCAGCACTTACTATTGTGCCGTTTTCTAACTTCATTTCCATAAGTTTAACTTCTATATTCAGAAGTGTTTTTATTTCGTTTAACATTTGGTTTGCTTTCATACTCTTGTATAACTATTTAATGATTAAAATTTGCGTTTTTACTCTGTTCTTGTTATTACACCTATCCCTTGTGCTTGCATAGAACCATCACAGCACTCGCTAGAATACTTATTGGTATCCCAGCATAAACAACCCCTACCGCCACCACTAGGTGATGTTCTACTAGGTATAAATATTTTGTTGTTTTTAGTTCTAGGCATTAAGTATATCTTTTATTTTGTTGAGTAAAATATCATCTTCACTCATTTCTAGTGTTTTGTCTTTAGGTGTTTCCATTTTGTCAGCAAAGTAACCCTCAATAGAAAACCCCTTAACTTTATTTGATTTAACATACTCATTCCAAACATCTTCATTGTTTACTTTTACTGATCCCATCCACGTTCCAACAGGAACATCTAAACCGTACAATGCAGTCTTATCTTTTACTTTATCTTCTACTATCCAACTTTCAACCAATGTTAGGCCACTTAAAACTTCATCGTGTTCTAGTGTTGAATTGCTTTGGTTTCCTTTCTGTAAGAACATTTGAGATGCCTTTACAATCGTATCTTTTGAAAAGTATATATAATACTCACCCTCACCACCATTGCGGTAAATAGGCTTGTTTGGTATCAACAAAGCACCCATCAAGATCTTCTTTTCTTTGTCTACTTCTGCTAACTTTATTTCCTGGTTCTTTAAAGCAACAAAGTCGCTTTCAATGGCAGGGCTTTCTACAATAGAAATTGCTTCTACTCCAATATCATCTTGATCTTCATCTAAAATAAGTTCTATTATCTTCATAATTGTATTACGTGTTTAGTTTTTAATTTTGCATTTAGATACTTGCACCCTCAATAATGTTCCTATCCATTTCTTGTGCAGTAGTTACATCATTACTTACTACGTATGCTCTTGCTGGTCTTTGTGATTGACCACCTATTGCATCTGCTAGTTGTGTTTCACCGCTAGAACCAACTATGTTAAACGCTGGAGGTATTGGGGCACCCCCACCACCCGCTCCAGAAGCTGGGTTTGTTCCACCCTTTGCATTGCTAGGTGTTGTTTTTAATATATCTTTCACAGATTTAAAACCAATGGCAGCAGTTGTTGCAATGTTTGCTATTTTCACACCAAATTCAAAAGGTGTAACAGTCTTTGTTGCAAGTTCAGCAGTAATACCTTGATAGGTGTTTATTAATGCAGCAGCAGCAGCAGTTGCTTTACCAGCAGCACTTTGGTCATCAAACAAAGTAGACATATTACCTAATGTGTTTTTAACCATATTTAATTGTGCAGCATTCTTTATTTTTTCATTTTTTTCATCTTCAGCTGCATTAGCATCTTTTACATCTTGTATTTTATTTTCATAGAAAGCTGCAACTTGTGCTTTTGCTACCCAATGTGCCCCTAAATCTTCAAGTTCTTTTAATTTGCGTTCCTTTTCTAATTCTATTTTTTGTATTTCTGTTTCTGCTTCTAAATCTTGTTGCTTTTTTATAAATGCTTTTTGTATGTCATATATCTTTTGCAACTTTTTATCTACAACAACTGGTGCTTCTTTTGCATCTTTTTTTGCTTGTGTTGCTGCTTCACGCCTTGCAGTTAATAGTTCTGTACTTAATCTTTTTTGTAGGTTAAGCCTTTGAGTTTCTAATTGAATTACACTTGCCTCTAATTGTGCTGCTTCGTTTAAATCATCTTTGTTACTTTTTGTTAAGGAGTTTTCTGTTAATTTAGCTTGCAATCTTAACTTTGCAACCGCTGTTTCTTTTGCTGCTAAATCTTCACTAATTTTTCCAGCTTCTTCTAGAAAAGCAATTCTTTCTTCAGCGGTAAACTTTTCTTTATTAACTGCTTTCTCTCTTAATCTTGCAATATCTTGTTCTGCTTGTGCCCTTTCAACAATTAATTTTCTTGCTGCCTTTTCTGCATTTGCTCTTTGGTCTGCAATCTTTGCCGCTGCTTTTGCATCTGATGCTACTTCTTCACCAAAATCTTTTACACTTTCAATAGCACCATTTACACTATCTGTTATACTATCAACACCTAGAACAACTTGACCTAAACTATCACCAGCAATCTTACCAGCTTCTTTAAAATTACCTTTAAATAGTTGTTCAACCGCTTTACCTAAGTTTGGTATTAAGTTAATTAACCCCTCAAACCTAGTTGTAATGTTATCTTTTATAAGACTAGCAAAGTCTTTTATCGCTTGTTTAGGGTTCTCAAAAACACTAATAATACTTTCACCTAAATCTGCTAATAAATCTAAAAGGTTACCCGTAACACTGCCAATGACACCAAGTATTTTAGCAAACTTGTTTTGTCCTTCTTCACTTCTTGTAAATGCTTGACCTAATGCAGTAACAGCAATTAATAAAGCACCAATACCCGTTGCTATAATCGCAACCTTTAAAGATTTAAAGCCAGTTGTAACACTTGTTAATGCACCTTTAAAAGAATTAAATTTAGATACAGCACCACCAGTAACTTTATCAAGTGTACCACCCATTTGTTGAGTAGATTTACTTGTTTCTTTTACTTCCTTGTTTACATCATCAACACCTTTTTCTAAACCCTTTAAACTCTTTTGAGCATCTTTAGTGTTTACCTCTAGGTTAATGGTTTTTGTTACTGCCATTTTATTTGTTTTTTAAGTAGTTTTAATCCATTCTTTACGTTTGTTGGTAAAGCATTTTTTCCTTGTGCAATCTTTATGTTTTCAGTATCACCTTCAACAACCTGGAGTAAGTCAATTATATTCTTGATCATAATATTGTGTTTAGTAATTCAAATTCTGTTTTACCAGTTGTTAGATCTGTTTTCATTGAATTTATCTTGTACCTATCTTGACCTAGTTCTATTAAGTCATTTAGTTGTAAGTTATAATATACTTTCATTGGTAGAAAAGCGGTTATCTTTATTAATCTTCTTCTAAAGTTAAACACATCTTGTATGTACTCTTTGTATTCAGTTTCAAATATTGTATCTGTAAAGCCTAAAGCATTATCACCAGCAACTATACTATCTGGTTCATTAGCCAAATACTCATTAAACTCATTTTGAAAATGTATGTTTTCTTTGCTTGTACTTGGTAATAAAGCCAAACTATTTGATGGTATATAATATGTTGTAATATCTTCAACACTTGCAGTTGCCGTATCTCTTATTCTTATATCTGTACCACCACTAATCAAGATAGGGTAAAACAATAAAGGTTCACCAATATATGATTGTTGGTTTTCGTTTACTGAATAACCCCATTGTACATCTGTTGCAGTTGGTGGTGAATTACCAGCATCATACAATCTTTCAAATTGCATATGCTCAAATGGTACTTCTATTTTATATGGTTCACTTGGTGCATCAAAAATATCACCATCTAATGTGTAACCTAAACTACCCCAACCGCTATTGGTAAGTTGTTCAAATTGCTTTGCTAAAAATGTACCTAAACCCTTATAACTAAAACTTATTTCATTAAAAGGTAGTGCAATATCTGATGTTGATTTTGTAGTATCTAGGTATTTATCTATGTTGTAAACTTGTGTGCTATCTGCATAGTAACTATCTAAAGTTCTAACCACTATTGTACCAACATTATTTACATAAGCAGTAAGGTTAAATAAATTAAACAAGCCAGAAAGAAAATCTATAATCTTCATTTTTGGTATTTGCTCAACTATGTTAAATTGAAATTTTTGTTCTGTTTGAAATGATGCGTTATTGTGATATAAATCAGCACCATTAGGGTCACCTACTCCTCTGAAAAAAACTAATCTAACATCTATATCATTAGCATTAAAAGAAACAATACCAGATATTTCTAATGTATATGTTGAGTTGTTTAGTAAACCATTGCCAATAGATATTTCTAATGTTTGTGTATCATTAACCCCATTTAATTCACCTACAACAGTACCGCCATCTCTTAAAACCCTAACATTGTAAACTGCGGTATTATCTACTGGGTCAAGTGTGTATCTTAAAAATAATGGCTGTCTTGCACCAATAGCATTAACCGTTATAACACCATTTGAAACTGTTGATATTTCTTCATCTGAACCAGCCTTTACAACTAAATCATCTAATCTTGTGTATAACACCTCAACTTGTGCTGCTTGTTCTACATCACCACTTTTACGATGCAACCACATAAACAAATTATAAAACTTTTCATTTGTATTATCATTAAAAAAGTCATCTGAAAAAGTAATATTGTACCTGGTTTCTATTGCATCAATAATTGCTTGTAGCCTAATAGCATATTTAAACTGGTTCCATTCTACACCATTTTGATGTGGTGTACCACTTCCTTGATGACTTATATTATTTGTTGTTGCCTCTGGGTCAAATGTAGTGTGTGTACTACTATTAAATATTAATCTGTTTGTATGAGTAATTAAAGGTACAAGAACATCATTACTTACTGCTCTCATTCTACTTGTTACATTTGCATAGTCATATATTTGGTTTTGGTTTAATGGTAAACTCGCTAATTCACTATCACCTAATATGTCTTTTAAATCTACTGTATTACCAAAGAAAGTAATCTTGTATGTGTGTGCTAAATTGTTTTTTAACTCAACACCTTGCAAAGCTATTTTACCATCTTTAAAAGGTAAATCATTTAATTCAATTCTTGCAGTTTGTTTTTTTCTTGCATCAAAACCATTACTAATATCAAAATTGTAATAATGTTTAAAGATCTTATTGTTTACACTTGATGCTGGTACAGAAAATGTTTGTGTAAATTCAGTAAATACTTTTTTTAAGTCTTTTACATTCTTTATTGTTTGTGTAAGTGAAACTGTTTCATCCTTAAATAAATCTACCCTTTCAGTACCTATGTATAGTTGTAATCTACGCATTTATCTAATGTTGTTTATATAATCAAAGGCTTCTTCAAACTCCATAGTGTATTCTATTAGCCTATCGTTTACACTTGTTTTAAAGGCTACTGTTGAGGTTTTAACTTTAACTGGTATGATAACACCAGTACCTTTTTTAAATGTGCTTAACCATATGTATTCGCTTAATAGCAGTTCTTCAAATTGTTGATTTAGAAACTCTGGGTAATATCCACTACTTAAAGTGTGTGTTTGTTTTGCTTGTGTGTTAAATACTTTGTTGGGTGCATTCTGTATGTTGTATTCTGCACCACCACTTGGATAGGTTATTGTGTTTGATTTATAACCCTCATTAGTTCTTGCTATGTTTCTTGTTTCTTTTAAGAAAAACCATAAATCTTGTTGAGCACCATACTTGTTTATATAGATAATTCTTTTACCCTCACCATATTTTGTGCAGTCTATTCTTTTAATGTTACAATCTACACCTTGAATAGTTACAGTTGTATCACCAGCAGCATAACTTTCTGCACCTCTAAAGCTACTTGTAAGATATGATATTTTACCAGCTTGATTATTTGGTGCTAATATTGTAAACTCATCTGTATCTTCATTTATAGGTATTAATAAAGTAGGTAGTGTTCTACCAAAAGGTACTATTGGGTTTACTTCTTCTTCAAATGTTCCATAGGCTTCAAAACCTACATCATTGTATGTAACCGCAGTTAAAGGGTAAGATGTGCCAGTACCATTTAAACCACTGTAATTAGTTAGTACAGTTTCTATAGCTACAGTTTGAGGTACATAATCTGTTTGGTATGCAATCTCTATATAATCTCTTGCAAGTTCTGCAATGTCAAAATTAATTGTTGTAGATGGTTGTACATTCTTTACAAGTGTATATCTTAAAGTTCCATCAATAGATACTTCACATACAGTTGACAATGTACCAGTAGCTGGTATTGCTATGCTTTTAAATTGTGGGTTTCTTAATGCTATATTTGCCATCTTAATAATCTAATGTTAGTGTTGCTATAAATAAATATAGTCTTATTGTTGTGTATGTGTACCTTTCATCTTTTGCGATGTACTCCCAACCTAACATAAATCTGTTATGTGGAAAATGAAATGCTATGCCTAATGTCCAATTCATATTTTATTTTTTTATTCCTAGTATAATTGCATCTTCAATGTCTAATGCAAACCCTTTTATTAAATCATCTGGCAATCTTTTTAAACCAGCTTCAAATGGCTTTGTAAAAAATAGGTTTGCTTTTAAACCTTTGTTGTAAATGCTTCTTGCAATTAAATAACTCATACTTTCATAAGACAAAAATCTTCCAGTTTTTTTATCCTTCCATTGAAACTTCTTTTTCTTTATCCAACCACTTTTTGTTTCTGGATTGTAAAGTGCTTTAGTTAAACCACCTTTTTTACCAGTACCACTACCATATTGAAACTTTGATAATGCTGCACTTGTTTCTGGGTATGTTGAGGTTTTACCCTTTACACCTTTATCAACAAAAGCCCCGTAATCTTCCATCAGAAAATCTAACAAAAAATCATCTTGGCTTTTCTCTATTTTATAGCTAACAGAATTATATAAATCACCACCACCTTTTTTATCTTTGGTTAGGTTTGATTTAGATTGCTGTACAACATACTTCGCATACTTAGTTACTATTTCATCTACGTTCTTAAACTTCATTAGCAAATGTATATATCATTGTAAATTAGTATAGTTATATCTGCTGTCCATCCAGCAAGTTCATTTTCAAATCTATCACTAAACGGTGATAATGTTGGGTCACCATCAAGTTGGTACATATCTGTATGTAATGAACCCATCCTTAACTTCTGTATCAGCTTGTTTAAGACTAGTAGCTGCGTGTTTAGAATATCTTGTTCATTATCATTGCCAGTAAATCTATCTGTTGTTATATCCTTTGATTGGTCTACAATATCACAAGCTAGGATGCTTATGTTAAACCTCAACACTTGTTCTTCTGCTGTAACACTGTTTACAATCATATGTGCCAAAGGAAATATGTCTTGCTTGTTT